CAAGAACGATTTGTTGATTTAGGACAAACACTCTATGTTGAGTGGTTGAAAACTTGTTCTAATATGCAAAGTGCTACTGAACAAGAACGACGAGAAATCTTTAAGTTTTGTGCTGAACTTTCATTTGAAGCAGCAGAAGAGTTTGCTAAAGTATTCCGTCATCAAGAGGACAACTGAAATGACTATCAAAGCAACTGAATTTCTCAAACTCTTTACCAAAGCAAAACAACTTGATTTAAGTGTTGAGGTTTGTGAGGACAAAGATGGTGATTATGTAGTTCGTATCTACGAAATGTTCCGTCCAGAAAACTTTGATGAAACAGTATTCATCAATCAACAAGGTGAAACTAACTGGGATAAGAGATGTTATAGTTTTGATTATATGATGGATGTTCTTGATGAAATGTTGGAAGAAAAACGACAAGAAGAAATCAAAGAACAAAAACGACAAGAACTTCTTGCTCGTTTGACTGATTTTGAAAAGGACTTGCTTGGAGTAAAATGACTATCAAACGCATTCAAGTCAAAGAAACTCAACGATACTGGGGAGATTTTGAAGGTCCTCTTGATAGTATTATTGCTTCACTCCAGAGGGAATTGGATGCTGGTTGGGAAGGTATTGTGATTGAATATGAACGAGATTATGGTGATTGTCACGACCAAGAAGTTCCTTATCTTTACAAGCATCGAGAAGAAACCGACAAAGAGTATGAGAAACGAGTAAAACAACTGGAGAAAGAAAAAGCAGAGAAGGCAAAAGCAAAGGAACGAAAACTTCAAAAACTCAAGAAAGACCTTGCTAATCTAACTGAAGACGAACTCAAACAACTTGGAGTAAAATGACTGAAATTGACCCTTCTGTAATTCTTAAAGATGGTGATTGCATTTACTATCGTGGTATAAAATACCAAAGAATAGAAAAACCAAAACCTATCACACTCTATGATATTATTGCTGACTGGTGGGATGAAATCTTTATTAACAACAATCCATCAGGGCAGAATATTGAAACACTAGTAGAGCAGATTGAAGAATGGTTGCCCAAAGAACAATCTGCTGCTGGTTCTCAAAATGTTTATGTTGAGTGTAGTGTAGAAGGTTTCAACGATTGTCTTACTAAAATCAAATGTAAATTACGATGAATGAAGATATGCCGTGGGTCAATCTCACACAAGAAGAAGTAGAAGAACTTCGCAACAAAAAACACGAACTTACTGAATATGGTAAACAGAGGTTGAAAGAAATGCTAACTCACGAAGAAATGTTGGAAGAAGCAGAACGAAGAGAAAGAAGTAATACTGTGCTGCGAAGATATAATCACTTCTATAATGAAGAATGTTCTGGTCTGCCACACGGTACACCAATCACACCAGAACATATGCAAGCAATCACACTTGAATGTATGGTGGACGCTCTTATTTGTGAGAATATGAATGTGGAGTATAATGTGATTGCAATTGATGATATCAAGGATTTGATTGCACGATTGTATCAACAGAGTGATGAGTTTCTTGCAAGAGTGAGGAAGAATAATGAGTAGATTTACTGAAAATCCTGATGAGATTGTACTACAAGACATTCAAATGTTTCATCTTGAAAGTATGAATGAAAGAACTCTATGGGTGGGAGTTTACACACAAAACAACAAAACATATCACTTGAATATTTCTGCTGATGGTGATAAACTGAGATACTATTGGAGTGATGAAACGCTGTGAGATTTCAAGAACCAACAAAATGGGAACTCTTTCTTGATGGTTTCCACAACATCTTGTATATTCTTGACTGTTATAATGATGGTGATGAATGGGGATATGGTGAGTTCTGGGAGAGTTTGAGTATTGGTTGGTATAGAGAGTATATCTATCCTTATGATGACCCTTACAATCTAACTATCAGTCCAGAACGTAAGTTGAGATTAGCACAAGAACTACCAAAGATTACTCTATCAGTAGAGGATTATAATGAACTTGTAGAAAGATTAAATCAACCACAAGATCCTGCTGTAGTAGAAAGTATTAAAAAACTGATGAATCGTAAAGCACCTTGGGATGATAATGATGATTAGAGGGGTTGTTATTTTTGCTGTAGGTCTCTTTGCAGTTTTATACTTTATTAACTGGATGTATTCTCAACCAACATTAAAGGATGAGAAGTTTAAAGTTGTAGATACTTACAAAGGTTGTGATGTAATAGAATATGCTCCTACAAATGCAGCAAGATATCAATACTTTTTGCATTGTGGGGACAGTTGAGGGAGTGGCACACTCCACCCCCATCTGGGGTGGTTTCACCCCTATAATGAGTACATCCTCAAAAGGGCAATGACTTCCAACCTTTCTAAAATCAAACCTAAACTTCGCACTGAAGGTGTTGTTTCTGGTAACTTCGGCAAGGCAAAAGTAAAGGCAGGATCTCCTTTGCGTGATATTGGTATGACAAATGCCAAGGTAGTTAAAATTAACACGCAGGATGATTACCTGGACCGACTGCATCGTGCCTATGTGGCAACTGATGATGTTAAACTGAAGAAGTTTATCTTCAATGAAATCAAAAAGATTATGATCCAACGAGGGACTTGGTGATGACAGGAATACAAATTGAATGTGAAATTCAAAAATCAGTTAAGCAACATTTACTTAACTGTATGAAACGTCCTGAATATATTAACTATCCTCACTGCGATCTAGTAGCAGACTATACTAAAAAGATTGCAAAGATAGATGAATTTCTGGAAAAGTTCGATAAGTCTAATACATAAGTATAACGATGGACGGTTTTTGAACTGTCCGTCATCACTTGCTAAGGCACTCTAAAGGTGCTATACTTACAAAGTAAATCAATCGAGGTTATGCCCGAAACTTATCAATTTACAGGTGATGCCACTACCTTTTTTGGTCTGGTTGGTGTTATCAGCACTGCTATTATTGTTTTTTCTGTTTTTCGTTCTTACTGGTCTAGTCCTTACCGCAAATGAATTATACAAAACCTCTTTCCGAGTACGAAAAGGAACTCAAGGAAGCAAAGAAAAGGTTTGATAAACTCTCTAAGCAATATAAAAAATGCAGGAGTGCTTATCAAGCAGAAATGATGTATGATGATCTCACAATCCTAAATGAGGACATTGCTGAACTTCAGATGATTGTGAAGGAATTGCGACAGCAGAAAAAACTAGCAGAACTCGAAGTCTGACAAATGCTAACTTACCAACAAATTTCTTTAGACTTTGATATGATTGAAATGATTTGCAAATCCTGGATGGAACATTACAACTTCCTGCTTGGTCTTCCAGGTAATACTGAAGTTGAGAATTTCTTTTATCAGGAACAATTCGATCAATTCAAGTGGTATGATGTTTGATACCACTTGTGCCACTAATCCTTCTGGCACATAACACTTTACAGACCCTACCACATCTGCTATGATGTATTCATCAAGTCAAGGAGGTTTCAAGATGATTGATACTTGTGTTCTTCACGATGATTACGAGGACTTTGCTAATAAGTATCTCGGTATTGATTATGATGATTTTGTGACTTTTCAACTTGGTCTTCCTGATGAAGATGAAATTGAAATTGAGTATCCTGTGATTGCTTGATTTCTGGGAATGGATTTGCCCTAAAGTTATCCACCTTTTGTTCACTTGACTTTTTCTTGAATGTCTGCTAAACTGATTGCTATTGCTTCTGAAATTGTTGATACCAACCCTGCTGGTGCTCAACTCATTGTTAATCTGACTAAAGCAGAAACTGGTGCTGAATTGATTGAAGCACTGGATAATTATGACTCCACTGTGCTTGAGAATTATACTCAACCTGTGGACCTTGAAGATGATGGTTATGTTTCCCTCACCGATGCTGATGGTACTATAACTTACGTCTGATAGATAATCAGGGGCATTAAAGGTCCAAACTTTAAGTAAGTCCCACACCCTCCATGCCTCTTAATAATGCACAAACAGGAGGGTCTCTTGTCTCAGTAGCTCAGTGGAATAGAGCAACCGCCTTCTAAGCGGTCGGTCGTTGGTTCGAATCCAACCTGAGACGTTGTTCACTCTTATCTTTATTATGAACACCGAAACTTCCTTTAATCTTTCTTACGATTGCCGTCATTCTGAAACAAGGGATGTTGTTATGAGTTTGAATGTTTCATTTGAAAATGCCTCAGAAGAAGTAATCAAGCAAAGAATCAATACCTGGTTGAAAGCAATAGGATTTGATTTTGAGGTAAAATAAAATTAAAGTCTAGATACTAATGGAAGTATAATCTCTCCACTGACAAATTCGTATGGATTACTTAAACATTGAACCAAACCAAACAATACTTGTTCTAAACGCATCCTACGAACCAATTAACTTTACTAATTGGAAAAGGGCAATCGTATTGCTTATGAAGAATAAAGCACAAGCACTCGGCAAGAGAGTTATTCGTTTGGTGAATTATATTAAGTTACCATATGAGAAATTGGCACAAAACAAACCATCACGGTCTATGATTTACAAACGTGATGGACATAAGTGTCAGTATTGTGGTTCTACTAAAGAACTTACAATCGACCACATCATTCCTCGTTCCCGTGGGGGTGAGGATACTTGGGAAAATCTAGTTGTTGCTTGTATGCCTTGTAATACTAGAAAAGGGGATAAGTTTCTTGAAGAAACTAATATGTCTCTTCGCACTATTCCAAGAAAACCAATAAATAAAATGTTATTTGCTTTAGATAGAGCAAATGACCCAGAATGGAATGAGTATTCATATAATTGATGTGACACTCGTACAACCGTCCATAACACCTCTCCAAGCAACTGGGGAGGTGTTATACTAAGTTCATCAACAAAGAGGGAGGATGACTACCCCAAACTGGCAACACAATTCAGGAAAAGATAAGAATAGTAAAGGGACTTGTAAGGGGAAACTCAAAGCAAGAAAGCAAGCACTTCAACACATCAAACGCAAACTGAAAGTAATCTAATGAAAGAAGTCACTATTACTGTCAAACTTCTTCTTGAAGATGATCAACCATCTTGTGATTGGGTTTATGAAAGTATCTACGAACAACTCAATCACGATGCTGGTGAAGCAATTCTTGAATATAATGATGATGAACCCAACGTAAAATGAAAATGAACTCTAAAACTATTGCTTACATTCTTCTTGGGGTTGTTGCGATTGTCAGTTGGAATGTATTTCTTATTCAACGTGACAATAAAATGTTTGATAGATATGAAAAGATGACAATATCAGAATCAATAAATGTTTAACGGATTATTTTCAGAAGGTCTAGAGGTTTATTACAAACAGCAGTATGGAATCATCAGGTTTGTCTGTGATGAATACATTACTGTGTGTGTTCGCACTTTTCCAAGGGAAAGAGTTAAAGACGTTTGTATTGTAGTTCATCCAGAAAATTACAAGTATGTTGAACTAATCAAGGAATCTACAAAGTGATGCTGGTGTGCCACTTGTAGCACTGGCACTGTAAAGTCCCGCAGACCCCCCTGATGCCCTATAATACAGGGACACAAGCAAAGGAAACCACTTGGTAGACCTCAACACTGTTTTTAACTACACTGCTTCTCGTTGGGATTGGCAAGATGGCAATGTAAATCAAATGTGGATTCAAGAGATTGAAGAATCTCCTGATTGCTACCGTTATGTTGCTGTTGCTTACAATCCTCGTAAGAATACGAGTATGGTGATGAGTGAACCTCGTTGCTATGCTGATACCCTGAACTGGGTTCGTAGTTTCTGTGCTTCTTTCTGTATTCTTCCTGAGTATTGCTAATGGAAAACATCAAGGCATTTATTGTTCCTAATACTCACTATACTGTGATAGTTCAGGAATACAAACAAAACACACTACGAGATGATGCTTATTGGGTAACTAAACAAGTTAAAACATACAAAAAGGAAAAGGACGCACTTAAGTTTCTTTCCCGTTTTTCTTGACTCATTGCATCAATCTCAACATCCTTAACTTATTATGACTTTCACCTTCCCTCGTCTGTCTTCTGGCATCTACGAAGTCCAGAAGGATTCTAATACTGTTGGATTCATTCGTAAAGCATCTGCATCAAAGTGGATTGTTGTTGATGTTGTAGACACTCCTCAACACGTTACAAAGACCCTCAAAGATGCTAAAGATGCTTGTATCAACCTCATCATCTTTGATACAGTTGACAGCACTGTAGAAACTGAGTATAATGAGTCTGTCCAAGATGAAAAGGTGAATGAGAACCTTAATAATACTCTAGAGGGTTCTTTGCACTGCTATAAGCAGATACCTGGAACTGATGAGTTTGAGGAAGTATGTCCTACTACTTTTGGGTTCTCTGTTCCTACTCTTGAACCGATTGAGTTCTAATGCTTAAGTTCATTCTTCATACTATTTTTCAACAAAACAAAATGCACGATTCAACTTTAGATCTTTTCTGTGATCACGATGATGATAGTATTGCTGATGAGTATGCAATGGAAATTGAAATGAAAGCAGCAATGCTTGAAGTGACCGTTGATTATTATATGATGGAGTTTATGTGATGCAGGAATGGGATTGTACTGTTCGTATGCCTTCCAATTATCTTCAACATATGATTGTGGAGGCATATAATTACAATGATGCCAGAAGTATTGCAGAATCAAGCACTGGAGGTAAGTTAATCAATGCAACTCCAAAGTATGGTGCAGAAATATCTGATGACAATGATTCTAATTCTTCATCATCATTAGATGGAGCAGGAATACTATTTTTTCTTGTCATTGCATTTTGTATTGCTGCCTGGAAGTATATTCTACTCATTGGTGGTCTAGCACTTCTTCTATGGATTCTATGGAAGAACTGGAACTAAATAACTAGAGGCAATTCTACTTATGAAGTACAGAATTGATGCCAGATATGTCTGGTATAATAAAGGAACAATGATTGTTCTGATGTATTTCATAAATCAAATTCCATTTACATTTGATGAACTTCCAGCAGATTCAATTTCCGATTTAGAGTTAATTGCTCTTGCTGACAAAGAACGTCGATTTGATCCAGAGGATTTATATAAAACTTCCTTTTATCTTATTGATGAAGAATGTCATCCAATGTTATTTGAATTAGATTTAGAAAACCCTGAATTATTACCACCATCTTAATGCCTGTGTAGCTCAGTTGGATAGAGCAACGGTTTTGTAAACCGTAGGTCGTCGGTTCAAGTCCGACCGTGGGCTTATAATTTATACTATGTGCCACTTGTAGCACTGTCCATAACATTCCCATTTGCACCTTGTAGGTGCTATAATACTTGTATTGATTTGATTATGATGCTGAACCTTCTTCCTTATCAACAACGTGCCCTCAAGGCAGTTCAAAATGCTATCAGGGGTTCTGTTTATATTCCTACTGGTGGTGGTAAGACTGTTGTGATGATGGAAGATGCACGTCAACGTGTTCTAAATGCACTAGAACCGATGACGTTTGTTGTTGTCGCACCTCGTATTCTGCTTGCAAATCAACTCTGTTCGGAGTTCGAAGAATATCTCAAAGACCAGAATGTTTCTTATCTGCACGTTCACAGTGGAGAAACTCATCATCAATCCTCTACACGTCCATCAGTCATTGCAGAATACAATGACACTGCAATCGGAAGTGGTAAACATCAATTCATCTTCACCACATATAATTCGATAGGTCGTGTGAATGAAGCAGATATTAACATTGATGTTGTGTATTTTGATGAGGCACATCACTGTGTGAAACCATCTAACTTTGTGGGTATTGCTCACACTTCAGCAGTTGCAGATAATGCTTATTTCTTCACTGCAACTCCAAAGTTTAATAACAGCAAGGAGTCGATGAACAATACTGATGTTTATGGTAATAACATCATCAGTATTCCTGCACAAGAACTGATTGAGGCAGGTAGTATCATTCCTCCCAAAGTTGTGCCTTATGAAGCACAAACTATTCGTACCAAAGAAAATGCACCTTTTGTCGATGCTGAAAACATCATCGGTATTCTTTCGGAAATTGAAGAAGAAACCACTGCTAAAGTTCTTGTTGCTGCTCCTAGTACTAAAGTAATCTGGGCAATGTTTACTGAGAGTGATTTGCTGCAACAACTCAATGATATGGGTTATACAATTATGCACATCACTTCAAAGCACGGTGCTTATATTGACAAACAGAAAGTGTCCCGTGAAGTATTCTTCCAGAAGATGAATGAGTTTGGTGCTGACCCAGATAAGAAGTTCATTGTATTTCACTACAGTATCTTGTCTGAAGGTATGAATGTTCACGGTCTGACCCATTGCATTATGCTTCGCAATCTTCCTCTGATTGAAATGGCACAGACTGTTGGACGTGTTATCCGTATGCACCGTGATGATCGACAAGCAATCGCAGATGGTAAGATGAAGGCAGGAGAGTTTGCTTTCTATAAGAAACCTTTTGGCACTATCACTATTCCTGTCAACAACAACTATGGTGATAAGATTGCTCGTCAACTTCAAACTGTCGTTGATACTATCTTTGTGAAGGGCGAAGTTCTTGTTGCATAAATCTCTATGCGCCAGTTGGACTGGTGGCACAGTAAAGTCCCTTTCTGCTCCCTGATGCCCTATAATGATGGAATCAAACAAAAGTCAGATGACTCCAGAGCAAAAGTTTCAGCAACTCTTTGAAGAAATGTATCAACTTTGTGAGGAGCAAGGTTGGGGAGATCCTTTCAGTTATGCTCGTTCCCGTGAGATTCATCTTGCTAGTATTCTTGGTCACAAAGTAGCAGATACTTACTCTGGTGCTGATGCTATAGATGATGATGGTGAATGTGAATATAAATCTACGATTGCCGAATCTATCAATGGAACGTATAATGGAATTAGTGTTCAAGATAGTTGGGAAGAGCAAGAACGTTATTTGATTGAAGATAAACTTGGCAAGTATTCTAATCATTATATTGCCCGTTATGAAGGTGGAAAAGTCGCAGAGGTTTGGAAACTTTCTTCTGATGATATTTTGATGATTCTTCTCCCCAAACTGAAAAAGGATTGGGGACGTAAAATTAACGGCAAACATAAAGATCCCCGACTCTCTGGTTCTCTGACAAAGAAAGAAATCTATCAATACGGAACTAAAATTGTATGACTTTAGATAGTGGAAAACTAATGTATTCCGCAGGAAATAATGATGAATGTTATACTCCTGCTTATGGTGTTAAACCCATTCTCAAGTACATTACTAAAGATGCAAAAGTTTGGTGCCCATTTGATACTAAAGAGAGTGAGTTTGTAAAGCAAATTGGATCACAAAATCTTGTGATCTCAACTCACATTTCAACAGGACAAGATTTTTTAACTTACAATCCTGACTTTGATTGGGATGTAATTGTATCCAATCCACCATTCACAAACAAACGTAAGTTCTTCGAGAGAGCATTGTCATTTGGCAAACCATTTGCACTCATTATGACTAACACTTGGTTGAATGATAGTGCTCCAAAACAGTTGTTTAAGGATAAGGATCTTCAACTTCTTATGTTTGATAAAAGAATGAAGTTTAATAGTCCTGATGGGAGAGCAAACGATAAGATCACTTTTAGTAGCAGTTATTATTGTTGGAACTTTCTTCCTAAACAAATCATTATGGAAGAACTTAAAGTGAAGTGAGGTGCCACTTGTAGCACTGGCACTATACCCCTTGCAGTGCAGGGGGTTTTTTGGTATCATACTTGTATGGATGAGGAACTCCAATGACTTACACCCCAATTCAATCGAGTATTCCTTACTTGAAAGTTCCGGAAAACCGATTAAATCTTGCTGCTAATTGGTACAACAGACAGGAAGATCATCCATTGAACTTCCCCTGCTATTCTTATTGGATTCAACAATGTGAAAATGATGGCACTGACTATTGAAACTATGATTGATACTGTTTTGATGACTGAAGAATTGCTGAATGAAAAGCAATTAACTGCTCTTCGAGATATGCTTTATCACTACAAAGAGTTTCAAATGGAACTCTACAATTATCCTGAAGAGAATACACTCTTCACTCAATCACAACGAGAAATCTTCGACATTTTCGACATCGAATGACTTCAATTTCATTTACTTCTGGTGAATTGCTTGATATTATCAAGGCACTTGATTACTATGAGAATGATGCTTATTATAATCAAAAGGATGCACAACTTGCTGCTTATTATATGAGGATGGAAAATCAATTCCAATTAGTATTAGATAAACTCAAACATTTTACTCCTGAAAATCGTGTTGCTCATCTTGTTCTTGCTGCAAATTAAGATAAGATTGCCAATCTGAATGATTCAGGTTATACTTTCAAAGAACTTTCTAATTTGATGGAACAACAAACTATGACTCAGTATAAATCTGTGAATCTCACAATTTATTTCAATGCTGATTTGGATGATGGTGAGGTGCAAGATTTTATTGACCGTATGACTGAGAAGTATAATCATCCAGATGATATTATCAGCAGTTATGAATACTGGTATGATGAGTGAGTCTAGTATGAGACTGTGCCACCTGTAGAAGTGTCACACTAAATGAGCACAGATCCCAAAGTGTGGTATTGTATAAGGGTGGTTGAGAGACCACCTGTTCTTTATTCTCTACAACAATGGAACTGACTAATTCTTTTCCTCCTGTCGATGCTTTTGTTGAGTTTAGCAACAAGAAACTCAAAGAGTTTAATTATGTGAAGTTTGGTGAGAATGTGATTAAGTTTTCTGCTACTTCATATGCTGTTCTTGTTGGTGTAGTTTCATATGTTTGGACTGCATTTCAACTGTGGTGGGATGATAATGGTGAAACAGTGCAAGTGAATACTATTCGATTTGTTGTAAATGTAATTGACTTCATTGCTGCTGTTGTAATTACTATTCCCAAACTTTATCGTTGGACACAACTGAATATCAACCGTCTGGTTGATTCTATGTTTTTTCAGGTTGCCCTTGCCTGATGCGATGTGCCACCAATCCTAGTGGCACACTACACCCCCCAAACCACCTCTGGTGGTGCTATAATTACGAAGTAATCAAGGTTAAGCAATGACTGCCACTCAAGTTCAACTCAAAGAATCAACTCAAGATTTTATCAATGAACTGACTGAAAATAACTATGCTGTTGATGACATCTACGAGTTCATCGAACAGTATGGTGAAGATAATTTCGTACAATTCTATGAGGAATATGTACAGTGCGGTGAAGATTATTGTTATGAAGCAGTAGATGCTTTCATTGATACTTTCGACATTGATTGTATTCAATACTTCACTGATGCCTATTATGGTCAGTATGACAGTGAGGAACAGTTTGCAGAGCAATTTGTTGATGATTGCTATTCCAATCAACTGCAAGATCTTCCTATTGTGATTGATTGGTCTAAAACCTGGGAGTGCAATCTCCGATATGATTTTGATTTCACTGATGGTTTTGTATTTCACAAGAACTTCTGATGCGACTTTATCTTAACGACAACCAAATTAAATTGATTCTCTATTGCTTGGAACAACAAGCATATGAGTTCAATGAAAAGGAAAAGGAGGATTATACTGGAATCCTCCACTCTGTTGAAATTGCTCACGCATACGATTACGATTCCTGATGAAACTTCAATCTAAAGATGGCAACATGGTGGTAGATTTCTATCCCATCAAAACACCATTTGGTAATGTATCTGATGAGTGGTTTATTAAAATCCTCACTTTTATGGGTAAAACTCAATCCAAGAAGTTTCTCAATCGAGTTGAGATGAATCTTGAGATTGAAGAATACCTCAACAACATTCCTATCCCTTATGAGGTTGTAGATTTCAATACTATTCCTCAACTTGCTAATCCATTTGCTACTGTCTGACAATGCTACTTCAACTCACTGATATTGAATTTGATTTTGTTGATTCATCTGGAGAACTTCCTTATGATGAACAGGTTGCTGTTTCTAAATCTGTGATTGGAGAAGTATTTGAGGTTGATGATGAGAATGAACTAGCAGATGTAATATCTGATGAAACTGGGTGGTGTATTAAATCACTCGATTATGTTGTAATTGCTGAATCTAACTGACAATGGAAACTCAAACTCGCAACGAATTGGTTGAAGCATATGTGGATCGTGTGCTTGATAATATGTCAACCAAAGATTTGATTCGAATTGTAGGAGATCAACTAGAAGAAAATCTTTCTGCATATACTGATGCGGAACTCATTGCGGAAATTGATGAGTATTATCCTGATCTGTTGGAAACATGATCTAACACGATCTCATCGAGACCAATGATGCGATGTGCCACTTGTTTTTGTGGCACACTAAATGAGCACAGACCCCAAAAGGTGCTATATTAAGAGGGTGGAAGGGGTCAGACCCACCCACAAATGTTCAACTTACTCAATTTACGATGACTGTTTCTTTCTCTAAAGATCTGATGATTGGTATGCTCCGCAAGGGTGATACTGGAAATCAAATTCTGGACATTCTTGATGTGATTGCACCTGATCAAACTGAAGTTGAAGATAATTCTGTTACTGATGTTCCTACAGTCTGATTAAATAGTAACGATAGAGGGCAAGTCCCTGTTATGTCCTGATGAGGCATATCACACTTGCTCCATCAACCTAATTCTTTTTTTTTCGCAATGTTTGTTTCTTGTCCTGTTTCATTTGATTTGATTGATGCGGAATGGTACGATGATATTGATGAAGCAAAAGAAGATGCACTTGATTGGAGTGTAGAATTGTCTGGTGAGAATGTGATTGTTTATGAGGCAATCAACAATGAAGGAGATTATTCCTTCAACAAACTTTATTCCATCTGTGCCTGATACTGAAATGTTTGATCAACTTCAATTTCAATCACACGGTCTGAAAGATTGTGTACAAGCAAAGTATCAATTCTCAAATGATTGGAGTATTTCTGTTGTTGCCGGACCTGCCGGAAGTGGATTATACGGAAATCTAGAAGATGAGACTTATGAAGTTGCAATCTTCCGACCGAATGGAAATATGACTGAAGATGTGATTGGATGGAATACGAAACAGGAAGTATCTGCAATGATGCGAGTATTGTCTCAACTGTAGTCCAGCATACCCATCAGGGATGCTGATAGGTAGAAGAACCGTAAACCCCTTGACAACCATCCAGATCCGTGCTATGATGAACGAAGTTCAGAGGATGAGACCTTGACCACACAGCAACGAATGGAGAAACAATTTTTCATTCATTTCATTGATCTTATCAACGAGGTGCAAGGTAAATCTAAACTTCCTTCACAAATCAATTCAACTCGTAAGTCTGCCTGGGTCAAACAAACTCAAAATCCCAGACAAAAGAAAGATGCACTGTCCCGAGTTTGATTTTTAGTTTTTCACTCTTCATACAAACAATCAACTGATGCTCATCAAAACCACTTTCGACATTCAAACAAAACAACCTGTGTATGCTGTTTGTAATGCACATCATCAATGTGGTATGATTACAACTAACATTCTCAATGCTATTAAAGCAGGACAATGTAAAGACTTCAATCAAGTTCAAACTTTAATCAATTCCTGATGTATAATCAAATTCAAATCACTTATCAAGTTCCTTATAATAACTGTGAGTGGAGATTTCAATCTTTCCCTACAGTCAAAGAAGCACAATCAATGATTGACTTCTATATTTCTTGTGGATCACCTGCTAAGTTTGTTGATGACAACGATGACTGAATTGATTTTCCGTTTCACACCTGAAGAATTGTCTGTTCTACAAGATATTCTTTCTTTCTTTGATGGTAATGATTATGAAGATGATTTGGATGTAGATAATTATGAGTCTTTATTCAATAAGGTAATGTCTAACTGATATGAAAAAGAAAACTAAAATCGAACTGCTATCTAAAGCAATTAACGGTAAAGAACTACTCATTATTCTGAATTCATTCAAATGAAATCAAACAAAGTATTTCAAATTGAATTGTGTAAAGAGGATGCACAAAGAATACTTAATTCACTTGAATTACTGAAACGACAGACTAAACAACAAGTTAATGATTGTAAGGATGATGAAACAAAGACTATTGCTTGGTTAGAATGGTCTTACATCAGTGAGTTACATTATGATCTTGATTGTAAGTTTAGATTAGACACCTGGAATTGATACCCCTATATCGTCCATTTCAGTCTTGATTGATTATAGTTTTCCACAGGGTTGCGGAAAAGATTGTTTTGATTTCCACATTTTTTTATTGTTAAATTTATTATGATGCGTGAATTGTATGTTTGTGTTGTTTGATTGTTAATGTCTTCTCTTATTGTTATCTTAGCGAACACAATAACATATAAACAGTGATTTGTCAAGGGTTCACAGGACACCCCCTATATCGTCCATTTTCACGTTTACAATACAACAGTCGTTTCGTGATACTGTAAATCACTGAGAGGCATCTACAATCGTCTACAATCGTGTTTAATTTCGTATTAGGTATATCTGATCGTTTCGTTGTATTCTCGTGCCTTCCGGGGGATTTTTAATCGTTCGGTGTTAATCAATTCGTTATATGTGCCACTATGTGATACTAACAGTCACTCATAGTTTTCCACAGGGTTGTGGAAAAAGTACAATAGTTTTCCACAGGGTTGTGGAAAAAGTGTTAAAGTTTTCCACAGGTTATTATACTTGACAGTCTTTGATTGTTCGTGTATAATTATAGGCAGTGATTCCGATTCGTCCATCGACAGTTATATCGGGGGTTGTTGTATTATATTATATTGTAATGCGGTTATAAAAAAAGGGTCCTATCCAACCTACAGATGTGACAAATCGAGTGAGTGATATCAAATGCTAAAAAAAATTTTTTGGGGTCAAAAAATGCCTGTAAGGTTGCTCTATGAGAGGGGGTGGGGAACAAGTATAAGTCCTTTAGATGAGATCGAATATATTGTAAGTTGTCTGAGAGAAACCTTAAATATATTAAAATCCCATATTCGTAAAAAAAATTCCCAGGGTAAAAAATGACGTATAGGTTAATTGCAAGGGACAGGGTATTTTGTGAGGGAACTTTGAATGAATGTCAAAAGACACTCACAGACATTTCCCAGATGATTAGTGCAGGATTATCTACAGATTTCCAAGTAGAAGAGTTTGTGATACTAAAAAATAAATATCTAAAAAACGAACAATGAAGACTTTCCAAGAATTTTTAGATGAGGCAGGGGATTGGTGGCATCCAGATCCTAAGAAGGATCGTAGGATCAGTGGACCTGCAAATAAGATGAGAGCAAAAGAAGATCGTGGAGAGGATACATCAGTACAGAAGAAACCAGATTATAGTAAAAGATTAATGCCAGGTGAGACATATCTACAATTTGCGAATCGTAAGAAGGCAGGAAAATGAATTGGTTTGAGTATTGGATTGGTCATTGTTGGATGAGTGGGTGGCAATCTATCAGAGGGGCATATAGAATATGGTCTGATTTAATGACAGACAATTATAAGGATTATGCACTCCTTCCTAGTGATGACCCTTACACAGAATGTCTAGAATGGTTCTGGGTGTCACTTGGTGAGGACAATACTTATCCCAGGGAGTTTCTGGAATATCTGATACAACTGGCAAAAGATGTGGAAAGTGGTAAGGAAAAAACTATTCCTGTGGATGAGGATTTCTTTGATAGACTGAAAGAATCTCTTGAATTGTGAGTGTCTTTGTGCCGGTTTCTCTAGCACTCTTATGACGCTCGTAATCTCTAGCAATGGTGATTGACGTGGGATAAATAATGGGGTATCATATGAAGTGGTACTACGTAGTTACTCATTGAAGTATTAACATGGCAAAAGGATTTACTGTAAAGGCAAAACCTCCAGAGCAAGAAGAAGAATCCCTTTTTAATCTAGAGGAATGTAAAGAAAGAATTAAGGGTAAAACAATTGTATTTTGTTTACCAGGAAGAGGAGTTTCATATCGGTTTTTGAAGAGTTTTGTTCAACTTTGTTTTGATTTAGTACAATCAGGTGCGAGCATTCAAATTAGTCAAGACTATAGTTCAATGGTGAACTTTGCTCGTTGTAAGTGTCTTGGTGCAAATGTTCTTGCAGGACCAGATCAACTTCCTTGGCAAGGTAAACTTCAGTATGATTATCAACTCTGGATTGATAGTGATATTGTATTCAATACTGATGCCTTCTGGGCACTGGTACAGATGGATAAGGACATTGCTTGTGGTTGGTATGCAACAGAAGATGGAAGAACCACTTCAGTTGCTCATTGGTTGGATGAAGACGACTTCAAGAACAATGGTGGTGTCATGAATCATGAGATGGTTGATACGATCTCAAATCGTAAAAAACCATTCACTGTTGATTATACTGGATTTGGTTGGGTACTAATTAAGAAAGGTGTATTTGAACATCCTGAAATGAAGTATCCTTGGTTTGCTCCTCAGATGCAAGTCTTTGATTCTGGTGAGGTTCAAGATATGTGTGGTGAAGATGTATCATTCTGTCTTGATGCAATTCGTAAATGTGACTTTGAAATTTGGTGTCATCCAAAAATTAGAGTAGGACATGAAAAAACAAGAATTATTTGATATTCTTTGTAATGGTAGAGTGATCTATAAAGATCTCTCTGAAGAGGATCTAATGGATGCAATGGATGACCTGTCTCAACAATTTTATGAGACAGGGGTTCCCAAACCAGAGGATCTTATGGTAGAATGTAAAAGTATTGAGGTAGAATGAATTATGGCAAAACGTCCTTCATTGAATGGTAAAGTAATCATTGAGAGCAAACCAAAAAAGACTCGTCAAGGTTGTTCTCAAAATACAAAACTTTCTGCTTCATCTCGTAATGGAGCAAAGAAACGTTATCGAGGTCAAGGCAACTAATGCTTCAACTTGATCCACAAATCCCAGTCCTGACCCCAAAAGGTCCAGGCTGGGCATTTTTTTTAATTGATCGTTCTCAAGAACACGACCTTGAATGGGTTGTCTTCCTAGATAATGGTGGATACTGTTGGACCTTTAAAAATTCAGATATTAGAATTCAAAAAAACTTAACTCTTCATAGAAAAGATATTTCCGATTTCGGGATAGCAACCCCGTAAAAAGTTCTAATTCACATCGAATTAGGAAGCAAAATGTCTAACTTACCAGTAGATCGAAACGAAGATTATATGTACCAAATGTGGGGTACAACAAAACTGACTACAGATTATAATGCACTCAATGAAAAAAGAGTTCTTCAAGAAATTGTAAATGATGACATTGGGAAGAAACATCATTTGAAAGAACAAACTGATCTTCACCAGAGAATTCGTAATGATGAAGATTACGATGATTGGGAGTATGGAACTGAACCTTCTTATGGTAAACCACAATAAATATAAGTATTATATTCCTAATATAAAGTGCCAGTAGAATCTGCAGTATCAAGATATTTTAAAGATATCAGTTTGTCTTTTAAAAGACATCCTGTAACCAATGATATTGCTGTGATTACAAATGAAGATGCAATTAAAAGATCTGTCATCAATCTAGTTCGTACTAGAATTGGTGAGAGATTTTTTAATTCTCTTCTGGGATCAAATGTGGAATCAATGTTATTTGAACTTGCAGATTCTGGAATTGTCGATCCAATCACAGAAGAGATTAGTACTACAATTAATAACTTCGAACCACGAGTTAATTTAAGGCAAGTAAATGTTGATTTAAGGGCAGACCAAAATGAGATGGAGGTTTTCATCATTTATGATATTGTTGGACTTGCTGTTCCTACACAAAATATAACCTTCGTATTACAACCAACAAGATACTAATGGCATTTACTCAATTTACAAATCTAGACTTTGATCTAGTCAAAACATCCATTAAAGATTATCTTAGGTCAAATAGCACCTTTACAGATTTTGACTTTGAAGGTTCTAATTTATCTGTCCTGATTGATATTCTTGCCTACAACACTTATATTACTGCATACAACAGTAATATGGTAGCAAATGAATCCTTCTTGGATAGTGCCACACTTCGAGAGAATGTAGTTTCTTTGGCAAGAAACATTGGATTTGTGCCTTTATCTAGAAGAGCAGCAAAGGCAAATGTCTCAATGTTAGCATCTGGACTAGAAAATACTGATTTAAAGACTGCTACACTCAAGGCAGGAATTGTTTGTACTGGAAATCAGAGAAATACTTCATACATTTTCTCAATTCCTGAAGATATTACGGTTGGTATTGATGATGGGGAAGCATTTTTAAGTGAAATTGACATCTATCAGGGCACATTTTTAACAAAAACCTTCACAGTTGATAATTCTCAACCAAATCAGAAGTATATTTTACCAAATCCATACATTGATACCTCAACAATTCGTGTAAAAGTTGCGGTAAATGGTACAACAGAGCAATATTCTTACGTAGATAACATAATTGGCATCAATTCTCAATCACAAATCTTCTTGGTTCAGGAAATTTCTGACGAAAAGTATGAAATTTTCTTTGGAGATGGTATTTTTGGCAAAAAACCTGAGAATGGAAGTGTCATTACAGTAAGTTATATCACTACAGATGGAAAAGATGGCAATGGTGCCTCAAATTTCACATTCTCGGGCACACTAGTTGGGGAAGATTCATCAAATTTAAGTGGAAATGTCGGTTCAGTCATCACGAATTCGGCAGCAGAGAACGGAGATAACATCCAACCTACTGAATCTGTACGTTATTATGCTCCAAGACTGTATGCATCGCAGTATAGAGCAGTAACAGCAAATGATTACGAGGCACTTTTACCTTCTATATTCCCAAATGTAGAATCTGTGACTGCTTATGGGGGAGAAGAACTCACTCCACCAGAATATGGAACAGTATATTTGGCAGTTAAACCAAAAAATTCTGATTATTTGTCAGAATTTACAAAACAATCAATCTTAAATTCATTAAAACAATATAGTGTAGCAGGAATTAACGTCAGATTTACTGATATCAATGTACTATACGTAGAATTGGATTCTACAGTTTATTATAATTCAAATTTAGTGAATTCTGTTAGTGATCTGGAATCGCAAGTTTATACATCACTAGATTCTTACTCAAATTCTTCAGATTTGAATAGATTTGGTGGAAGATTTAAGTATAGTAAGGCATTGAGATCAATAGATGCTACAAATGATGCTATTACGTCAAACATTACTAGAGTTATAATTAGAAGAAATATTGGTATTATCAAGAACCCAACTAATTATGAAATTTGCTTTGAAAATAGATTTAATGTTTCACCAAGTGGATACAATATAAGATCTACTGGGTTTAAAATTCAAGGAAATTCTAAGACACTTTATATTTCAGACACTCCAAAGTCTGATTTAAAAACTGGAACTTTATTCTTATTCTCTATCGAAAATAATAAGGTTGTTATTGAGACAACTTCTGTTGGTACAGTAGATTATATGACTGGTGAAATACGTATAGATAATATAAATGTAAGTTCTACATCTGTTGAAAATGACATTATTCAAATTGAGGCAACTCCTTACTCCAACGATATTATTGCTAGAAAATCAGTATATTTAAAACTTGATGTTGGAAGTAGCAAAATTTCACTTGTGAAGGACATCATTTCATCTGGTGAGAATTCGTCTGGAAGTAGATTTAACCCCGAATCAAGTTATACAACAGAGTCAAAAATAAGAAACTAAAATGAATCAAGATAAAAAAGTAGTCAAAATTAGTGATGTAGTTGAGAATCAAATTCCAGAATTTATTCTTACCGAAAATCCAAATTTAGTCGAGTTCTTACAACAATATTATATTTCTCAAGAATATCAAGGTGCTACTATAGACCTTGTTGAGAATTTAGTAGACTATAAAAATTTTGACAGTTTTGATTCTACAAACTTAATTAAATCAACTGTAACAACTCAAGAAGTTTCTTATTTTGATGATGTCATCAATGTAGATTCCACACACGGTTGGCCTAGTCAATATGGTCTTCTCAAGATTGACGATGAGATCATTACATATACTGGAATTGAGGAGAATTATTTAACTGGAATTTGTACGATATCAGTTGGATCTAACATTGCTTATGTGTCTGGAGTAGATCCTAGTCTATACATTGGACGACCTTTTAATATACCATCCATAAACAAAACTCTAACTATAGTATTGGTAGATTCCACATCTGTTACTTTATCGGAGATTGTTTTAGAGAGCACATCTTCCTTTGGATATTCCAACACCAATAATTATGCATTTAATGTTAATAGTCCTCAATTCACTGGATGTATCCGAGGATTTAGTGGAGTAGAATCTCTTTCCGATCCAACATCACCAGAATATTTAAAGTTCTCTTCTTCAGAGGTAAACGAGCACGAAAATAATTCAGTAGTTTATAATTTAAGTAACTTATTTTTATTAGAATTCTTCAAAAAAATTAAGTATCAATTTTCTCCTGGGTTCGAGGAGTTTGATTTCGACCCCAGAATTGATGCTCCCAATTTTATTAGTAAGGTAAAAAACTTCTATCAGACCAAAGGAACAGACGAAGCATTTAAAATTCTGTTTAAGGTTCTGTACGGTGAAGAGATTGATATCATCAAGCCAAAAGACTTCCTATTTACTCCATCAGACGATCAATGGATAGTAGTAGAGAGATTTATTGGAGAAGCAGTTAGTGGTGATCCTTTAAAACTAAACGGACAGACTTTATATCAGGATCAGGATACTTTCGTAGGTGATTTACCTGCTAATGGTTCAATCTATAAAGTAAGTTCAGCATCCTTAGATGGTTATCAATATTATAATATTGATATTTTCTCCGGGTATTCAAATAACTTAAATCCAAAAGGATCTATTTTTGGAGAGTTTAAAATTACTCCAAAAACATATTGTACCGAAAATGTATTGGCAGGTAGTACAACTATTCCTGTAGTTTCTACAATAGGATTTCCAAAATCAGGATTTTTAGTTTTTGGAGATCTATTAATTTATTATCAAGATAAGACAAATACTGAATTTTTAGATTGTAGTAGTATCACAGAAGACATTAGTTCTTCTTCTGCGATATATGCTGAAAATTTTGTGTATTCTTATGAAAATGGTGATTCTGACAAGTTGGTAAAGATTAGATTATTAAATACTGTTTCTCAAATTGACACTTCTAATACTATCCTTGCAACTAAAAATGATTTATTAAAAATTGATAATATTGGTGAAATTAAAGAAAATAAATTTACCAAGTCATTAGTTTATAATATCCCATCAATTATTACCGTAGGAAAGGTATATTCATCCATTCCTTCTGGTAAATTTGGAGTTAATAAAAATTCAGGTCAAGTAAAGACCCAATATAAACATTATTTGAGAAATGGAGATATTGTAGAAGTTTATAGTAAAACTTTAAATCAAAAATTATATGATGCTGAAGTTAGTAATGTCACCGAAAAGGGATTTACTCTTAATGGCACTTCGCAATTGTCTATCGGACACAGCATTAAGTTGTTTAGAAAGGTATTCAAATCATCTTCTTCCAACTATCCGGAAGTAAATCAAAAGTTTTCTATCAACATTCAAAATTCTTATGAAGACTCTGATAACTATTATTTGACCTCTAACGGGTTCAATTTAGGAAATATTAATCCTTACAAGAGAGAGTACACTCTTGCTCTAGAAACCCCTTCTGCTGGCATCTCCACATCAATTTTAGGAAGTCATCAACTCTATGATGGAGAACTCGTCACTGTTTCAAATTATACCATTCAAGTGGTTCCAGGAACAGTTGGTTTTAGAAATAATGTTGGGATATACACAGGTCTGTCTTTATATGCAAAGAGGATTGATTCCGACGAAATTAAATTAGCATTTACAAAACAAGATTTGTATGATGAAAATTATATTAATTTTGCAGAAACTATCTCAGAATACAGCACAGATTTAACTGGATATGTAAAAACTATTAAATTAACACTATCCAAGTTATATGGAAATCAATTTACTAGTTCTAAATTATTCAAGAAAATTCCAAAGGATTTAACCTATTCTCAAGAAAAAACTTCTACTCCATCTGGTTCAATTGGAGTTTTTGTGAATGGAATTGAAATACAAAACTATAAATCATTTGATAAAGTTTATAGTGGAGAAATAACATCTATTGATATTTTAGATGGTGGAGATAACTATAGTTTATCAAATCCCCCACAATTTGATATAGATTATGGTAATGATACCACTACTATCTTAACTCCAAATTTAGTTGGAAATATCAAATCCGTCTCTGTTCTTGATCCTGGGTTTGATTATCTAGAGACCCCAATAGTAAAAATAAAGGGTGGAGGAAACGATTCAGTTAGAACTGAAGTAAAGTTAAAGAAAATACAAAAAGAAATTTCATTCAACTCCCAAGATCCAAATGTTGTTATTACAACTGATCCAATCAATAAATTCGTATTTGAAGATGCCCACAGATTAGTTGTGGGAGATGCAGTAACTTATGAATCATTTGATAATACTCCTATTACTAACTTACAAAATAATGGAATTTATTATATTTTTGACGTTGGAGCAGGAACTTCATTTAAACTAGCAGCAAATAAGTTAGATGCATTTGCTGGAATTGGGACAATTAATATCGGTTCTGGAGGTAAGGGTCTTCATAGATTTACTTCAGTGAAGACTGTTAGTGTTATTGATTCGGTAAATGTAATAGATTTGGAGACTGAATTCAAATACAAAAAACTTCCACTAATCAAAGAAAATGTCAATCATTATGATGATATACTTGAGTTTGAAAATCACGGATTTTTAGATGGTGACGAAGTTGAATATTCATATACTGGAACTTCAATATTAAGTACTGCAAGTTACTATTATGTGATTAAGATTGATGATAATAAATTTAAGTTATCTTCAACTAAAGATTTATCATCTCCAGTAAATATCAGTTCATCAAATACATCTAGCGTACATTATTTCTCATATTCTCCCATTAGAGCAGAGGTTGAAGGTAGAATTACTAAAGTTGGAGTTTCTGAAATAGGTTATTCAGCAGATCTTTTACCAATTGTCACTGGATCCATAGAGAATGTTAATGTCTGCAATTCGAAGACATATAGCAGCACTATATTAAATTTTGAGAAACCACCAAGAATTCAAGTTAAAAAGGGAAGATATGCCTCAATAAAACCAATCATAATCAATGGAAAGATTGTGAAGGTCTTAATTCAAAATCCAGGTGAAAACTACTTCAATAATATCAGCATTCAAGTTATTGGATCTGGAACTGGAGCAGAATTGCAACCCATTATAACAAACGGTGAAATTACAGACGTTAAGATTTTAAGTAATGGAATTGGATACGATCAATATACAAGACTTTTAATTAAGTCAGATGGGTCTGGAGCATCATTGAAGGCAAATATAACTCAATTAAATCTAAATGAAGTTTCAAAATATTCAAGTTCTATTTTAAATAGAGGACTTTTAGTAGGTCAAAAGCAAAATGCAAATAGAAATACTATAGGAGTATATTACTTAACTCCAACTCTTACTACAGAATTCGGAATTACAAGTGATGCTCATTCAAAAATTATTGGTTGGGCTTATGATGGATGTCCTATCTATGGTCCATACGCATATGAAAATGTGGATGGTACTGGAAATATTATCAGAATGACTAGTAGTTATAGAAAAGTTAAGATTTCTCCATCAATCTCAAATTCAAGCACTTTAGATTGTGCCGAAGACTATGTTTATAGAGGAGGGAGGGGAACACTTGACGAATTTAATGGAAGATATTGTGTAACCCCAGAATATCCAAATGGGGTATATGCATATTTTGCAACCTCAACATTCCCCTATTTTATTGGTCCAAACTATAGATACTCACCTGTTATTGATAACTTTGACCCACAACACACTCAAGACCTCAATATAGGAGATTTGGGCATCTTCAAACATACTTTCCCATATTATGTTGAGGATAAAGATAATTACT